TAACGCAGAGTTTTATACTGCGAGTGATTATTCACATTGATCTATTTGAAATAATAATTTAAACATTCATCCAAGAAGTGAAAATTTCATCATCCTTATTTAAATCCATATCTATATTCATAAACTGTTTCTTCTTAATAGTCACAATAGTTTCTATATTCTTTGGATTGAATTTATCGACAGTGTCAAGATATTGCTTACTATTATTAATTCCATTAAGTTTATCAATTATATTAATATAACATTCTTCATATCTTCCAATTTTTGACAAACACTCATAATATTCTTCTAAATCAGCGCGAGTTATTGAGAATTTCTTAAACATTAATTCTTCGAACTGATCTTCAACATCAATTATTCTACTGTCGAATCGATCAATATGTTTTGGGGTTTCTAAGAAATTGGGTTCTGCTTTAATCAATCGATTAATCGCTCTACAATATTCTCTATAAAATTTTACATCATAACAAGAACTTCGAAGATTCATCGCATCAGCTATCATTAATTCATCATTTAATAATAAGAAATCTTTTAGTCTTGTTTTATCATTTTTAATAGTCCAAGGAGTGAGTTGAAGAAAACGCTCAGGTTTTCTAATCATTTTTAAATCACCAAGATCATTTTCTAAGAAATAACAAGACAAGTATTCAGCACCATTAATACCATTATAAACATCAAAAGTTTTACATACTTGTCCTAAACCAAATTTAACCTCATCATCAGGGTTTGGATAATAAACAAATTGTTTTGCCGTTTTAATAAATAAGTCAATTTCTTTTGCGGGTAATAATATTATCTGATCATCTCCAGAAGCCTCAATTCTCAAATCTTTCCAATTTTTCCCCATTTTATGATAAATAAATCGACTATATAATAATGATCTTGTAGTATTTCCTTGAGAGGTATTCATTCTTCCAGTCATCTGAGTACCTTTAACAACATATTTGAAATTTCTACTCTTAACCGTATATTCTTCTTCTTCTATAATATCTATCAAATCCCTCTCATTCATCCAGTTTTGAATTTCCGGATGCATATTCAAAAAACGTTTATATAAATTAAAATCAACAACCTCCATAAGTTCAAGATGTTGTGTTGAATCAAATGCCGATCCATCAATACATAATACCTTATAATCTAATAATTCTTCCTTCCATTTTGTTAATTTTTCACAGCGTTGTTCAAAATTCAAACCTCCACCATAACCCGAATCGAATTCTTTTTGAATTTTTGATATATGATCTATCAATGGGCCTAATAAGAACTTTCCCATTGAATCTTGAGCTGTAATATTCCTAGCTTTAATTTTGAAATTTGAATAATTGATAAAGATTTTTTCGTCTATTTTCGTGTGCATTTTATAACCATGCTTAAACAATTCCCCCATCTCATAATTAAATTGTGCATCTTCATACTCCTTTCTTTGTTTACCGGGGAAACTCTCTAGCCATTCATCCACATTAATATCCCCATGATCTTTATCAGCTAACCAATTTATATAATCTATAACAAAATCGAAAAATTCTTGAACAATCGATGTGTCTGGAAGAATCTTGCAGCTGGTCTGTCTATAAACAGATTCCGCCTCATTAACACAACATTGGTGTAATTTTTTAGGATAATTTTGTTTACAAATATACCCATTTAATATAAATCCTTTTTGCACCATACGATCAGAAAATTTAGCATCGCAAGTCAATTTTTCTCTTTCCTCCAATTCCTCAGGGATTCTTTTAATTTTATATTTCATCCTTTCTTTTTCCTCTCTCGATGCCTTAATATAAATTCTGTACATTTGAAGTATGATACCCAAAAATAAAGCGATATCATTTGGAGAACATGATCCATATATAATCTGAGGTCCATCCATACCTACAACTAAATTACGTGTAAATAAAGCTATAATAAGATAAGGTAAATTAAATCCATAAAGCGCAGCTTGTGCAATAATATTACAAACCAATCCAGTCATTGTAAAAGTGGCAAAAAATAATAAAGGAACAACAAATAACGCCAAATATGGATTCTCAGTTAAAATAAATATACCATAAATAAGACTATAAATTATGTAGTCATAAAAATGTAAAGGTTCATATTCAATATGAGGTGTTGGATGGTAAAGAGCTGGTACATTAAAATAATCAAAACCACTACTAAGTCTGGTTGTCTCCCCTTCTGTATAATTATTGGATAATATTTCCACTTCCTCTTCTTCCTCAAATAAATAATAAAACTTATCTTCTACATGGGACATAGACTTAGGTGATTCAAATGAATCAATATATTCTTGAAAAGTATTTGGACAATAATCATAACAAAAATTATTCTTTGGACAGAAATTATTTTTTAAGTCAATCTCAAAGAAAAGAGTAATTGAAGTACCTCTCTTAGAACAAGTGAGATTGCTTTTAGTTTGATAGATCTTTTCTTCTTCAAATTGATAACCGTTTCCTAATTCAACATCATCAAAATATCTGCCGCGATATCTATAATCATCATTATTCTGAACAAATAACCCGAGATACATCATATATATAACCATTAGACTAATTAAAAATATCATAGATATCCTTTTTGCATTTTTAACTCCTTTATTGAATAGAGTTTTAATCTTTTTCGACAGATTGTCCACCCATATATATCTGAAAATTTTTACATAATTAATTTTCATATATATGTCATCATCACTATAATCTCCATCTAATAAGAAAGATCTAAAGAATTTAATATTATTAACTACTTTAATAATTTTAGGTTTATATTCTGAAAGACTCATAACCATTTTTTCTGTTGGGGTAACTGAAATTAAACTGAAGCTAATAAGTAAATTTATAATATATATATATATTCTGTCGTAATAATTTCTAATTTTATTATAAACAAATTTATGATAAGTCCAGAATTTATAATATTTGAAACCTTCTGACGTATCAGTATCTATATAATGAGTTTGTTTTAGTTTAAGTTTATCCTCAACTTTTTCAGTTATAACATCAACTCTTCTAACAACTTCAGTTAATGTTTTAGGTAAGTCGTTGATTATTTCCGACATTTTTGCATACGTTTTATCAATAAGTGGTATGTCATAATTCTCAGCATCATTTGCTTTCTTAAATAAATCATTACTGTTGATCAGATTTCCTAAACTCAATTTCATTGAGCAGACTATTTTAACAGCGAGTATAGCCCACTCAAAAGCCATTTGTGGATCCATCCTTTGATTGTCATGTAAGATTGAATTGATAACACCCATAATTGAGTTGACACTAATCTTTGCTCGGACTTTAGTTATAATTAAATTCAAATCTCTATATTCTATAACATTATTAGCTGTATAAACCTGTGTTTCCAAGCTACGAGTTATCCCTAATAAACTATTGGTTCCTTCTTTAACAAAATAAACTTTTTGTTTCGCCATTAAATAACCTTTGTCTTCATCCTTAAAAGTCAAATAACCATAACCAATAGCATCTTCTCGACCAAAAGATAACCATTCATTTAAAATCTCATTCTTTGATATATCATCACAGATTAATGTTCTATGAGTATTATTATCTTTAATCCGATCATCGAAGCCAATTCTGTCGAAGTCGTACTTTGAAGTCTTAATTTCATACAAACCATAACTATAATATTCATCTACTTCGACTAAAAATAAATTTCTTAAAGCATGATAACAATTTTTATTCTCTACGACATATTTTGATGATCTTTCTTGACCTCTATAAATGTATTGATCACCAAATTGTAAATGTTTATGTCTGTATGTGGAATCGTTGCCTTTGACAGACATTTGAACAAAATCTGAACTAGTTTCTATGTAAGCCTCTCCATTCATGATCTTAGCCTTAACATTAGATTGAAAAACGCCAGCAATAAAATAAATTTTGGTATCAGGATAACTATCAGCCACTGATGTTAATTTTTCTATAATCGGTTCATAATAAAAAGAATCTACTCCCGTGAAGATAATATATTTACCTCTCTTACTGTTAATAACATTTAGTAAACAATTACACAAATTTTTCCTAATTCCATGTCTACAAACAAAAGGATGATTTCCATATTTTTTCTGTCTTTCTTCATCCCCCGCAGTTCCATCGTAATAATTTACTGAATAACCTCCGTTATTTTCACCTAATTTTTTAACATTTCTTTTAATATTATCTCCAACACCGACTCTAATAAAGTTTTCAGGATCATGATTTTCCATAATATAAGAGAACATTATGGATTCAACCATATCACGTAAAGCTTGCCCTATAGGGTGTCTATGATTGGTATTTAATTTGGGACTTTTAGTTTCAAATTCAGTATTAGGAAAGAGTTTTTTCATTTCATCACGAATTCTTGATTCGACATTATGTTTCCTAATTACTGTGTCTATAATATTAGTATTATTGTAGATCATTTTTGGATGAAGATAATCAAATTGTGGTACCTTAATAGTGAATCGGCGATTTCTAATATTAACACCACCGAAAAATAATTTACATTCTTGATACGGGCATTGATTATCATGTTGATAATGATCTAAATAGCTGAGTGGATGAAAATGAACATAGTTTTTGAAACATCCTCTACAACAATGTAAGTGATTAACGCCTCCATTAATTCCATCCTCTTCAGTTTTGTCCCAGAGATTTAATTGGGTTACTAATTCAGATATAGTGTCTAGAGAAAAATTTTTTGATATATCAGTTTTATCGATTCCATTCTCATGAATTCTAAAAGAGATGAAAACATGAGAATATTTAACTTTGACTTCGCCATTAACGATTGTCGTATGCTTATTATTAAACTCATTTTCTCCCAAATATTTTTTCTCTATAGCGATCAATCTAATGAAGAAAGCATCCGTTTCCGGATAAAATTTCCCCAACAAAATTGTGTTTTCCACTTTCGTAGAATAGCAATTTTGGGTGCCAGCAGCCTTCAGAGAGTTTTCACCCTTGAAGTCGACCAATTGCATGACACCTACAACATTAATAAAATCGTTTGATTTTAAAACGTCATAAAAAT